TTATCTCAGCCATAATAGCCTCCTATTTCATTGGTCGCGCTGGTGGGCGCGGTGATGTCATTGGCGCGGCGCTTGGATCTACAGTCACACCACTTGATCGACCGTATATTCCTTGGGCGCTGGGCATTGGCTGTGGTGGTGGCATGTAAACGCCCTGATTAGGGTCCATTGGCATTGGAGGCATTTCATCTGGCATTGCTGGCATTGCGCCAACTACGCTTTGAAACATTTCGCGCTCTTTGTCGGACAAAGCTCCACCAGCCTGAATACGCTGGCCAATCATTCGCAATTGATCTGCCGCTTCTTTGTCCATGTCACCGGGAGTGATGCTGCTTAAAAACCTCATTACCAGTTGATAATCTGGGTTTGCTTGCATTTTTTCGTCCATTTTGTAGCTCCTGCCAATTCTGTTAATTATTTTTATAGTTAAGTTATGATCGGATTTCCACTCATATCGTATCTGACGGCCTGACCAGTGTTTAAATTGGTGGTTGTATATCCAGTTTGATATTCTTCGTCACCAATCTTTATAGACTGTGCATCGCCAAGTTCCGCTGTTCCAATAAACTCTTCTGGATCTAGATATCTACCGTCTGGAGTTTGATATAAAATAGTTCCATCGGCTAATTCTACGACCCTAACCAACTCATCAATGATTTCACCGCTCATGTATCTTTGCATATATTGAGGCAGACCGTATCCCGTTCCACCTTTTCTGCGCCTCTGGAAGTCTGCCATAAGATCCCTGACAGCAAAATTTTGATCTACTTTATAAACATCTTCTGGCTCTATGACTGTGTCATCAACTACTTCTTCTTGCCCTGAACCATCTCCTGAACCATCGCCAGTGCCTGATCCAGATCCTTCTCCATCTCCTGAACCATCGCCCCCAGTGTCTGTGCCATTTCCATCAAGCGCACCATTAACTGCTCCTTGAACGTCATCAAATTCACCTCCATCACCTGTGCCAGCCGATCCATCATCGTTAAAAACAATCTCAACATCACCATTGCCAGTTTCGCCGTAAGTGCCGTCAATTATGGACCTAACAACTTTTTCGTATTCGTCCATGTCAGTAAAAGTTAAAATCTCTCCATCTGGGCTTGTAACGGTGTAGACAGGCAAGTCTGGTGAGTTTATTTGTATTTCTGGTTCTTCTGTAGTTTCAATGTCTACTTCTGTTGCCGTTGATGGTATAGCATCAAAAGCATTCAACCCAGCTTCGTCATAGCCGCCAACAACGCTGTTATCTGTTCCTGTAGTATCAAACGCACTAAAATCCGTTGCAAGATCATCGTCAGTTGCGCCAACGCCACCGCCAACATTCATCCCAGCTTCGTCATAACCGCCAACAACGCTGCTGTCTTTCTGTTGGTTCGCATAAAATTCAGCAACAGCGTCATCCATAAAAGATTCGCTGTTTGTTAATTTTTCAAAATCTTCAGTCGAAATAAGATCGACGTTTAAAGGTGTTGTTTCTGTGGCTGGAGGCAGAAGATTTGCTGGGTTGTCAGTCAGTTCAACACCATACAAAGGATCGTCGCCAACGCCTCTGACCCCAATTAAATCTGCACCAAAATTAATTAAAGTTGTGGCAACATTCGAGTTATCACCGCTTGTGGTGCTGATTGTCTGAAGCAAGTCTTCCATGTCATCTTTAGGAAGCAACGCTAAGTCTGTCTTTGCCCCATCTGGAAGCGCCATAAATTCGCTTTCACTCTTCGGCACTGGCACACCGTAATTGGCTAAAAACGTAGATTCAAACGTATCTTGGCCGGGAACATATGTTGATTCATCTATTGTGACTTGAAGTGGTGCAGTTTCTGGGTAGCCATCAACGTAAGTTACACCTTCATATTGACCAGTAAAATTCACACCATTTCCAGTAACTAACGGCTCTGATGGATCAGTTAAGTCAAACGATAAATCATCGCGGCTATCGCCTGATGTCAGTGAAAAATCTGTATCGTCTTCTTGATTATAAAAATCACTAACAGCTTGATCCATCATAAATTGGTTAGAAGAATCAGTTGTAGTAACTGGGATATTGGTCAGCGCACCATCTAAATCGTCGTAGCCTGTATTCGCAGATTCATTGCCTGTTTTCTGCCTATTGTCTAAATATACTTCTGTCGGTACTCCGTTAATCGTCGAACCCGTGTAAGTCTCTTCTGGAACCAAACCTACAAATTCACCACCCTCATCCACATAGTATTGTGTTCCGCTATCTAGGGAACGTACTTCCAAGCCGCCAGAAGTAAATGTAGGAGTATTATCGACCACGACAGGATCATCATCTGGCTCACTGCCTATGCCACCTAAACCAACGCCGCCAGCATATGTATCACTGCCAGAGTTTGCGCCAGACAAGTCTAGCGTTTGGCCAACTTGGATTTGATCCACATCTGTGATGCCACTTGCGGCTGCTAATTCAGCGACAGACATATTATTGTCTTGTGCGATCTCAGAGAGAGTATCGCCTGATGTTACAGTGTAGCTGTTGTTGTTATTGTTGTTATTGTTATTGTTGTTGTTGTTTGTGGCTACACCCCCGCTACCATCCCCAAAACTTGTGCCAAAAGTATCATTCGCCCAACCACTAAGGCTCCAAAAAGCAGGCACACCGCCCGGTCCTGCAAGTGGTGGCATCCCACCCCTCATCTTCTGCAACATCGCCTCTTCTTCAGGATTGATGTAAGACAGCATGTGAGGCTGACCCATGATTTGAGTTTCTCTTGGGATGTTATCAAACGCAGCCATTGGATTTTCTTCACCCATAACTTCAGGCGTCTTCTCAGGTTTATCGTTCAACCTTGCTTTTGATTTATCGCTTCTAAAATCCCACGCGGCCAATCCCTTGGTGGTTTTTTGCTTTAATCTGTTGGCATTTCTTTGGTTTGGCATTTAATTTATCCCAAATTATCCACTGGATTGCCCTCTGCATCAAAGTATATTGGCAATCCATCTGGCCCTGTTTGGCTGTATCCTTGCAAATACCGCTCATCTGGACCCTCAACAGTCAATGCATTTTCTGTGCGAGCTGTATTAGAAAATTGCTCTGGGCTTAAAATGCTGCCATCTGGCCTTTGATATGCAATAGATCCATCTGCAAGAGTAATTTGCTGGGCCATTACATCAAAGTTTTCGCCAGTCATATATTTACGCATGTATGCTGGCATAAACGCATAACCACCGCCACCGCGAGAATATCGATCATAATCTTCAGAAGTTCCGCGAGTGCCGTAAATGCCTCTGCGCTCATTTTCATCGCGGCCAGCCGTTGAAATGTTAACATCATCTATTCCATAAACTTGGTTTACAGTAGATCCACTTGCGGCATCATTATATGGCACAAAGTTATCAACAACTTCCTGTACGCTACCATCACCCATAGCATAAAAAGATCGACCATCACTTGTGATAAATCCGTTTTCTGTACTCATGCCGTATGGATCTGCATTAGCAGCATCTGACTGAACGCCAAACACTGTTTGGAAGCGATCATAATCGTTTATACCATCTTTATTTGCGTCTGTGCTGTAAGCTGGATTATCGAATGCTGATAGACTTAAAGTCTGCCCAACTTGCAATTCGTTTGCCCGATCTTCAAGGCCAGCAGCTCTGAGCTGATTAATATCTGTTTGAGTGACGTTAAAACTTGATGCTGGTAGGGATGGCGGCAAAAACGCGCCGATATTATCAGATGATAAAACCTGATCTGCAAACGAGGACATAGTTGAATCATCAAACCCAACGTAATTCCCTTGTGCATCGAATTGTGGTGTGGCTCCCATTTCCAGAGCAGCAACTTGCTGATCAATTATTGATTGCCTGTCAGCTATGCCGCCCGACAACATCTGTTCTCCAATAGCGCCACCAAAAACTGGAACAAACATTCCCGGTAAGAAAGACGCAAAGTAAGCCATATCACTTGGCGGCAAGTCTTCAGTCATTTGCTGCGTAGCTGTTGCTATTGAAATTTCGTTTGCATCCATTCCAGTTGTGTCTATCACATTGTTGCTGGGATCATCAGAAACGCCATAGATGTAATCGCCTGCTGAAGAGTAACCGCCACCTGTCAAAGACGCTCCAGTTTCATCATCAACCAATTGGCCATTGACGTAAGAAGCTCCATCAAAAGGTGTGAGGAAATTAGCCAAATCTTCTCTTGTGCTGTTTTCAACACCTGTTGCAGAAGTTGGTCTTGTGGATGTTGTGGTAGATGTTCTTTCTACTGGCTGTATTGCAGTTGTGGCAGTTGTGGCAGTTACAGGAGCTGGTCTGTCATCTCTGTCATTGCTAGTAGTGTTTGCCGCTCCAGAAATAACATTGCCTGTGGATGTTGTTCCACCAGCAGATATTGATGCGCCAGTAGCATCATCTACGAGTTGCCCACCAACATAAGATGCGCCATCGTTTGGCGTAAATATGTTTGCCAGCGTTTCTGTAAAGCTGTTGCTATCGTTGCTGTCATTGTCATTACCGCCACCTCCACCGCCGCCGCTATCGCCGCCGCCATAGAAAATTTGTGGTTTTATAGGGTTCATACCCATTAAATCAAACAGCTTTGTCATGCCAATTACCTTTATTTGGGAACGAAGCGTTCCGATTTCCGCGATGAGCAAGCACTTCAGTTACGTCTGGGTATTGTGTCCAAAACTGCTTTCTCATTTCTTTACTAATCCACAATACATCTTTTTTACCCATCGTGGAAATCATATCTACAACAACCATTACCTCGCCATCTTTACGGGCAAAGATCTCTGGTCCATAATATTCTTTGCTTTCGAACTCTTCGCGGGTCATAAATGCCCACGTTGTAAGGCCAACGCACTTCCCATCCCTGTAAAACAATCTGATTTGATTGTTGTCAATTGCAGGAAGTAACCTCCACGCAATAGTAGATGACTTAAAATCTTTGTAAGAATCAGAGCTAGTCCAAAGATCTAAGGCATCGCGCAGCATCACGCCCTCATTGGCTGGGGTTGTGAGCGTGGCGGTTGCTGTGGTGCAGGCTGTGCCGCAACATTCATTTGAGGCTGTGGCATTGCATCTGCAATTGCACTCAGCGCACCCATATCACCCGCGCCCATTCTTTCGCGGATCTCAGCCACTTTATTCATCAAGTATTTGCTCATATCCATAGGAGGCTGGCCCTGTGGCCCTCCTTGCATGGGAGGATTAGGAGGGCCACTTCGTGGACCCTGCTGCGGTAAACCGCCGAACGCAGCAGGATTAATTGGAGGAAGTCTATACTCTGGGTACATTCTTCATCGCCTCCATCTGAATTTTAGCTGCGTTCTTTTCCCTCTCAAGCTGCAACTCTGCTTCTAGCTTGGTGATCTTGGCCTGCATATCTGCTTGCGCCTTGGCCATTTCGATCTCCATATCCTGCCTTGCTTCTGCTTGCTTGATCTGAATGTTTGATTGCGCCTTGGCTTGATCTGATTGAATCTGCGCCTGCGTTCTCGCCTTCAGAGCTTCTGTCTCCAGCTTGGCCAATTCCTGTGCGTATTGCAAAGGATTTCCTTGCTGTCCACCCTTTTGACCCATGCCGCGCAACGCTTCGATCTGCTTCATCTGAGGCGATGCTGCCACAACTTGTGCAGCGCGTTGGCTAATCAAGCGATCTTGCTCTGGATCTACATCGTTAAACTTGATCTTCATATCTTTGAAATCTGGCAGTGGTGGCAGTGGGATATTAACGCTTGCCTCCATGCGCTGACGGTACAGCAATGCGATGTGTTCCGCGATATGCGCGATCAATACAGGCTGCATTGCCTTTGCACCGGGATTGCCTGCCAAAGATGGATCTTGCAGGAACTGCATGTGAACCGCAATGTGCGCGTCATGGTCCTGCTCTGGGAATGCGCGGATTGGCTTGCCATACATCACGCTCATGTTTTCATCGATTGGGTCCATCTGAACCGCCTCTTCAGGCTTCTTCAGGATCTCATCAATGTTTGGGATGCGGATCGCTTCATACATGCGCTTGTATGCTTCGTAAAGATCGTGAAGCTGTGGCGCTGATCTAGACATTTCCAAAACAGCTTGCGCCTGTGCAATGCGCTGGGCTGTTGAGAATATGTTTGGATCTGACACTGGCACGATGTCAATGCGATCATCAAAGTCAGTCCGATAGATAATATCTGCCGCCCCGACCTTTGCAAAGCTAAACTCATCAGGCAAATTCTCTGCGTTCAGGCCAGCCAGAAGTTTAAATTCTTGACCTTGTGCGTAATGCAGGCGCTTGTGAATTGCGCTAAATGCTTTGGAACCTTGCTCAATAAGCGCAACTGTAGAGCCAACTGGAGCGTTTGGGTTCACGTCACCAACATTGAGATCAGCAGTGCTGGCAAAACGCTGGCCTGCTTCAACAATGTAACCTAGCAAGCTAAACAGGGAACTGCTTGGTTCCTTGAATGGCAATGGCATAATCGCCTTGTTCACATCATCGACTGTGCTGTCGAGATCCACAAACTCACCGGGGCTGATTTGCATGTCGCCGCCATTAACGCGGCCACGCAGCTTGAAGCCACCCTGCATGTTGGCAAATGCTGCGCTGTCGAGTAGAGCGCGAAGCGAACCAGTCGCTGCTTTGCCCAAGCCGCCGATCATGTGGTACAAGCCAAAGCCATAGAAGCCTAGACCGGGCAAGAACTTATAGCTCACAAACCAGTCACGGCGCTTTTTCATCTCATCATCTTGCTTCCAGTTGCGTCGAACACTGACAACGCGCTGGTTTTCATAATCGATTGTGATGACATATGGGATGGCGACAGCGTTTTCGTCTGCCTCATCGCTATCCATTTCTTGACCATCGATGCCTTCGAACAAGTCATAGACGTGCATTTCGAGCAGCGTCATTACATCGTCTTGGCTGTTATCGCTGTATTCATCAACGCCTTCGATCTCTCCGATCACGTCATCGATGGGATCTACGCTGTCGCCAATGTAGGCTGTCGGGAGATAGTAACCGTTTTTAACATATCGATTGAAGTCATTCTTCGGCATACGAATGACGTGCGTATATCGCGGCGAGGTGTAGAGATCCTTGCTTTCTGGGGCGACCACAAAGTCTTCAGCCTTTACGAATTGGCTGCACTGCCGATCCATGTTTGCATCCCACCAGACTTTCTTGAAGGTGTGGCCGATCAGTGGGAGGTGAAACAGCATTTGGTCCAGATCAGGGAAATACTCAGGCATTTCCTGCGTGATTTGATAGTTCATAAACTCGCGCACCCTGCGAGCTTGCTCTTCCATTTTTTCGTCTGGCTCGCCAATGATGACAGATTTGACTGGACCGCCTGATGGGTACAACTCCGCAACAGCGCGAGCGTTAAACTGGGTTGCTGCCTCTGCGATCATTGGGTGGATGACGATGGACAGACCGCGAGTTGCGCGTTCATCTTCGCTTTCATCAAGACCACCGTCTGGATCTAGCGTCTTCAAGCCTTGCTTGTAGCGGTTTTCCCATTCGGATCTGGCTTCTTTGTCGTTTTCAAAAAAGCCAATCAGCTCCTGCGCTTTTCGCGCCAGCTCTCTTTCGTCAATTGTTTCCGCAAGGTTTTGATCAAACTCTGCATCTTCCAATTCATCCATCATGTCCAACTCTGGATCGCCAATAAGAACATCGCCGTCTGGAAGTTGTTCGACCATTAGATCGTCTGATGGAGCGCCTTCAGCAAACGGGATAATGTTTTCTGGTTCAGCCATAGAGCGTCATCCTTCTTGTTTCTACAAAATCGTCATCATCTGGATCTTCACTATGACCCACAAACCATCCTTTTCGCAACCGTAGCCAAGCCTGTGTGCATGTATCAACAACATCATCATTGGGATGTGCTGGGAACGCCGCGCATATATCAATTAAATCTTTAGCCCATTTTCTGCTGGAAGGGAAGAAAATCCTTCCATCCTCCAAAAGTGCGGAGCTGGCATGGGCGCGAGCCTCCTTGTCACGATCTGGACTGTAGGCCAAAACTGGTACGCCTGCCATGCGTAAGTCTTGCAGCAGGGATTGCCCTGACGCCTTCTTTTCAATCAGCACAGCGTCTGGCTCCCACTCTTCGTAAGCCTCTTGGGCCAGCCTGCGTAGGTCAGGATAGCTTACCTTATCCCACCATGCCTCCAGCACAATGGCGCATGTTGCGCCTTTATGGGTAAACACGCCCCAAGTGGTTCTGGCGCTGAAGCTGGAACTTTCCTTTGCTTCGAATGCAGTATCGTATGATTGCAGAACATATTCGATATCGGGCAAGTCTTCCTTTTCCCAAGGAACCCACCAGCTTGCCTTTAGGATTCCACCACCTTTTGGCGATGGCCGCTGCTGTAGCTGGCCTGCGGCTGCGTAAGATCCAAGGCTGCGCTCTAATGTTGACAGGGTTCTGTCATCAATGCGTTCAGGCCACAGCAGCTCGCCTTCTTTGGTGCGCGGATCTGAGAAGCCCAGCACTGATTTGCTTGGGGTTGGGTGGCCGATTTCGTATCTGGCAGGCAGGCATAGGTGGTTCCACTCATTGCCCAGCTCATTGGCCAAGATATGTCCTGTGAGATCCAGCTCATGGACGCGCTGCATGATGATGACAAAAGCACCAGTGCGCGGATCGTTAAGTCGGGTCTGCATGGCCTGATCCCACCACTCTAGAACGCCTTCACGCACCTTGGAGCTGTCGCTGTCCACTACGTTGTGCGGATCATCGATGCAGATGATGTCACCGCCATCACCAGTCAGAGCGCCGCCGACAGACGTTGCTATGCGGTATCCTGTCTTATCGTTTTCGAACCTTTGCTTCTGGTTTTGATCGCCAGTTAGCTCGAACTTTTCACCGAAGTGGCGCTTGTACCACGGGCTGTCGATCAGGCGGCGGCACTTGGTGCTGTCTCTGATGGACAGGGAAGAGGCATATGATGCGTACAGAAACTTCTTTTCTGGCTGGTGGGTCCACGTCCAAGCTGGCAGCGCAACGGCCACGCTGATCGACTTCATGTGGCGTGGCGGCACGTTAATGATCAGGCGTTTGATGTCGCCTTCTGCCACTGCTTGGAGGTGATCGCTGATTGCATCGACATGCCAGTTGTTTTGAAAGTCAACGCCCGGTTCAATCGTCGGCCAAGCTGCTTTCGTAAACTCCCTCAATGATCTGCGGTATTTCTCCGCTCTGACTTGCTCCAGAGTTAGATTGCTCAAAAGCTCTTTCAATTGCTGCGAGTTCATTAACGCCAATCCTTGTTAGGTCGAGTGTGACCGTTGTTTCTGTTGCAACCTTATGCTCCTGCTTATCCACCCATCCTGCGCGGTTCTTCAGGTAGAAGATGATGGCTGTGTTATCGCGTTCCAGCGTTGCATTTTCGAAGAGCGCGTTGGTTACTTCTTCGATCCCCATCGCCTCTCCCCTTTTTATAGCGTCCAAGAAATCCACATTTTGTTCCTGAATTTCAAAGAATTTAGAGCGTGAAATTCCCAGTGCAGCAGCGCATTGTTCTTTCGTTAAGCCTTGCGCCATTGCTCTTTCTGTTCTTTGCAGCACTTCTTCAGTGACTTCGAACTTGGGTCTTCCAACGGGGTTTTTAGATTTTTTCTTTGCCATGTTAATACCTTTCTAACTTTGAATGTAATTTAGAAGTTCAAAAAAAGAAAGACCCGCCGAAGCGGGTCAGTTGTATGAGGTCGAAGCAGGCCACAGGCGTGGATCTGTCGAGCAGTAATTATTGATAGCGTCTTTAGCTGTTTGGGTACAGAGTTTTTTTGCGGATGGTTTTATTCCAACGCGGCCAAGGTCGAGGCGATCTGCATCCCAGCATGTTTGTACTGTGATGTCTGCGTTTGTATATCCATCTGAGTGGTATGTGAGTGCTTCATCTAAGAGTCGCATATCTTTATTGGACAGGTCGAACCATTGGCCTCTGATTGAGTGGGCATATTTTGCTGCACGATATCCATGCTGTGGATCTCTGTTTTCGTTTTTGCGCTGGGTGTCATGCAGGAGTGCGAATAGATCGACAACTTTTGTGTTGGCGTTTTCTGCTTTTGCAATGTGTCTTCCATTTTGGAACACACGCGCCCAGTGTTGGAAGCCATGATATCCTTGGTGGTTCATTTGGTATTGCTCATAGCAATGCTTTGCGAATTGTTTATTTACCATGCGAGCATAAACACCAGCAGTGCAGCGACTAGGATTGCGAAGACTATTCCTGTTGCGATTTCTTTCATCCATCCTTCTGGTTTGAAGTCATAGACATCGACATGGCCGCGCAGATTGATTGCTATGTACATTCCTTCTTCGGCTGGCACTTCGCCTGTTTGCGTGTGGACCCACAGTAATTCTGAGCCTTTTCTTTTTGAGGAGTTTTCCTGCACCCAATCTGGGAAGTTTGATTTGAAGCCTGTGAACTTCCAAGATTTAACGATCATGTTTTGCTCCGAACATTTTATCCATAAGGCTTTTGCCTTTGGTGGTTAGTGTTATGTTTCTTTGCCGCCTATCTTTCATATCCATTTTGATATCGATTAGTTTGGCTGCTTTGACTTTTCCTCTGCCATTTTCTGACAGTGAGTGCAGCACTCTATTGACGCAAGATTTTTGCATATCCAATTTGATTATGAGATCCGCGCTATTGATTGGCTGTGTTTTGCAGATTTCTGAGAACACAAGCATGTGATTGATTGAAGTTTGCGCGTTGTCTAACGCGGTTGTGAAATTTTTGATTTGCGTTTCGAGCATTTCTATTTGTTTCATTTCATTCCTCTGTGAATATATCTTTGGCCAGATCGATTGGCACTTCGATTGTTGATGACCTGAAGTCACACGTCAAACATTTCCGTCTGCGTTTAATTGTCTGAAAGCCATACGTCAGATTTGGTCTTGAGTCTATGGCTGTCATTTTTGTTTTGCAGTTTGGGCAATGCGAGACTGTATCGTAATTTGGTTCAGTCATTATTTATTTCGCCCAGTGCGCGAGTTAAAGCTCGTTTGATACGCTTTGCTCTGTCTGGCAGGATCAATGCGTCCAATCCTTCGATCAGCCACTCGATCTCTTGCTCTGTGACTGAGACTTGAGTTGATGGTGTTAGGTATGTTCCACCATCGATATTTTTTTGCTGGATAAACCGCATCACGCTGCCTCCTTTTTTCTGAAGGCATCGTATAGCTTGATGGCTGCTTCGTGCCATTTGGTTTTCATAATTGGGCTTTCGCCTTTGACGTGATGCCAAGTTGGGGTATCGCGTGTTGTGCCACATGGCGCTGTTGTGGTTTTATAGATTGTGCCGATCACGATATAATGATCTTCACCGTAACGCTTCCAGAGGATAAGACCCTCTGCGTATTCTCCAGATCCCTCGACGCGGCATCTGATGTCGAAGCCATTCTTTTTGTATTCCATTCTGCGTATAGACATTTTATTTCCTCTCTCTCTATAACTGACATATAAGCCATCTGTCATAGATTGCAAGTAGTCAAAGTAAATTAATTTTCTTCCAAAAGTTCTGTGAACATAAATTCTTTTGCATCTGACAAGCGCGAGAATGAATGCCCATCGCAGCGCCAAGTTTTTGGATCATCACATGAGCGATAGATTTCGATTTGATAATCGCGGCTGTGGCCTTCAATTTTGTAGCAACCTTCATACAATCTTTTTAACTTCAGCATAATGTTTCCTCTCTTAAAATTTGCCAGCGCGGATATCAGCGATGCGTTGATCGTTATCGAAGTAGTTTACTTCCAATACTTCGACGCCAGCTTTTTTGATTGCAGCGATGTAAGCCTTGGCCTCTTCGATTGTGTCTTCGCATCCAGCGAAAGATTTGTGCGGTGTTTTAACTTCGTAGCGTGTCATTCTCTTTCCTCTCTCTCTATAACTAACATATATGCCATCTGGAACAGATTACAAGTGTCACAGATAAAATTAATTACATTTAATGCATATTAATTGCAGTGGCCCCGACTGCATTAAATAACCTAGCCCAA